TTATTTGATTTTTCCTAGTGGCTTATTATATTTGTCTCTTGCAACAATGTATCCGTAAGAGCCTCCACTTCTTGGTTGTCTTAACCATAAACGTTTAGGCCCTTGTAACATAGCGTCAAATTTAATTGTATCACCTTTTTTGAGTTTAGCGATAGCATCAAATTCAACATGGGGGCTTTTATGGATTTCTAAAGCTTGCCCTAAAGTAAAAGTACCAGACTTTTTAACCCATTCAGATTTCTTTTCGATTTTAGATTTACTACCTTTAGCTAACTTTTTCCATCCATCACGGGTGGTATTAACTAAATTCCTATCCATATTATCCCCTGTAAATTGCCAGATTGTGTATGTAGACCAAGGTATAGTATTTACTTTCATATTTGGCACATTCCAACTTTTCCAGTCCATAGATGGATACTTAGCAACCCACAAGCCGCAATCCTTAGCGCAGTTAGCAACTTGATTAATTGCTGATTCTTGAACATAGATTAATGGCCAAATACCAGACAAGTTATGATATTCATCAACAAATTGACGAACATAATTAGAATTACCCCATGAAGCATTTTGGTAGCTTTCCCAGTCAACAGCCGGTACAGCTTCTCCTACATAGTTCTTAGTATTTTTATAAAAATATTGTGCTTCTGCTTTAGCATTTCCACCGCCGCAATAGTGATAGAATCCTAATAGCTTACCTTTCTTTTTAGCAGCTTGATAATCAGTATCACAATATAGATTTACATAGCCAGTTCCTTGTGTAGCTTTAACCATTGTGATATCAACACCGGATTGAATAGCAAAATTACGTGGCGAATCAGAATAAACATCAACCATTTTAAGCATTATTGTCACCTTCTTTCTTAAACCCAACTTCAGTGCTACTTGGTTCTTCTGTGTTTCGTCTTTCATTAACAGCCATTTCAATAGCACCACCAGCAACATCAGGATTTTTGGCAACCACCTTAGCAACTTCACCAGGCTTATCTTCAACAACCTTGGTTAAAGCAGTGGTGGCTTCTGCCTTTTTCTTTTCATCACTGCCCTTGAGAGTATCAAATTGAGCCACAATCATACGCGCTAAATCAAATACATCATCTGTAGTCAAAGACTTCTTAGTCTTATAAACTTTATCAATTAAAGTTAAAAAGCCAGCAACAATTACAACAAAAATAGCCACAGTTGTGGCTACGTCTACAATATTTAAACTACTCATTTCTTTCCTTTCAATTTTGAAACTTGATCTTTTAAATCCCGTATTTCATTCCGTAATTGATCTATAGTATCCTCATCCTCAAGCCATTTCTTCCGATAAAAATTTACATCATTTTTTCGGTTTCTGCTGTCCTTATCCTTTCGATCGTCTTTATATTTCAAGTACCATTGCCATGCTGAGATTAGAGCAGATACTATAGCGCCAAGCACACCACTAGTAAGGATGGTTGTCCATTCTTTATCTATAGTAATCTACTCCCTTCTATCTATATCCTTTCTCGTGGGGCTTTCACGAATCATTAAAAAAGTTAGCAAAAGATATCCTAAGCCTTCAAAAAATAAAGCTAACATTCTACCAGGGTCATGGAAAATAATAGAATGCATCAGTTCCATAAAAGTTTCGAAGCCCCAGAAAGTTGACGCAAAAACAAGTAAAACTAAATTTAATTTGATTGGAACTTGTTTCTTTAAACCAACTGCAATTAACCCTGCTCCAGTACATAGGCCCCAACCGCCAATAAAATCAGAATTTATATACGCATCTGTTCCTGGTGGCCACATAAAATAATGATCATGAAAGAATAAATCACCACCAACGCCTAATAATACTAAGCCCATAATGATATGAATAGGATTGAAGATAACAAAAGTTTTAAGCTTTCTTCTTATCCTTTTCATATTTTTCACTTGTTGCCTTTTCATAATATTCGGCTGGTAGTAATCCCATATCTACTTGTTGTTTTAGATAATCCTTGTCAAACCAGTCCCATTTAAATTGCTGAATTGTCATTTCCCACAGTGGGGTCATGTCAAAGGGGGTAAATGTTAAATTAAGTTCTAACATTATTTATCGCTCCCTTCACTTTTTAAATCATTAACTGCTTTAGTTACATCCTGTAAAGCTTTGGTTACTTGAGAACCGAATTGGTTGAATTGCATACTTAATTTACCAGTTGCGGCGCTGGACTGTTGAATAGTATGTTGTAATTCAGTAATATCTTGGTTCTTTTGTTTATTGTCTTTCTCAAGAACTTCATTAGCCTTAAGCAGGCTATCAATTTGTTTAGCTTGCTTTGCTAAAATTGCACCTTGTGAATTTTCATCTGCTTCTACCCAGTCAGCTACATCAAGCGACCAAACAGGATTTCTTAAATCTTTACTTGGTGCTTTAGTGTGCCAGTTTGGCAATTCATAGTTTTTAATGTGTTCTGACAGATCTACATACATAGGTACTGGTAAGCAGTACAGTTCAGGCACCTTAGGATTACTGATGTAATAAATATATGGTGTCTTTAATAAATTTTCTTTTGTATTTTCAGCCATTTCGTTGGCTCCTTTCTAAACAAAAAGCCCATGGGTACGCCCCGTGAGCTAGGTTATTTTTTGCATAAAAAAAGCACTCTTGCGAGTGTTGTTCTTAATTTTTATGATAATTTACCGCCGTTTGAGAGAAATTCACTTAATTTAAAAAATGGTCTTGGGCTTGCGCCGAGAAATCGACTATTATCAACGCTTAACCAGATTTCATTGTTCTTATCAATTATTTGATTTGTTACAGTGTCTCCGACATTAACTTGACCGTCTTGAAACCAGTATTTCATATCTTTTTCTGTTTCGTAGCAAGAGACTGGTGCCCCTACTGTTGCTTTCCTGCCGATATAGCTTTTAACAAATTTTTGACTATCAGCAGTAATTAAATCAGTATTATCATCTATTGGATAAAACTTGGATCTGTTGAATAGTAAGTGATCTAACATACGATCACCACCATTCTGTAAAGGTTTCTAAACCATTGATAGACGTGGATTAGTGGGCTGTTCCCCCCCATTTTACTACTTGAACTTGTGATTTTGGTATTACACAAATACTGTAATTTTCATTAATCCATTTATTTTTGCTACCACCTAAATCTATAGTGCTTTTAGTGCCATAGCTCCCATACTCATTGGGTTCACCATATTGATTTAATTCAATTTCTCCAGAGCAACAATAATTTTCACCTATTACGCCAATACAGTTCAATACTGTATCACTAGCTGTGTATCTTTCCCCACGTGTATCCATACTTCCAAAAGAATTAAATAAATTAACTTTTGTATTCTTCGGTATTTTAACCTGTAAAGGGACGGCTTCATAATCTTTTCCATTGGCTGTAACACTGTCAGTGTTGTCAGCAATGCTGAACCACTTCAATTTGTTGAAAATCAAATGATCTAGCATACCGGCACCACCTTTCTAAAGATGGCGCGAAGCCTTGCCAGTAAAGCGTTTAGGTGGGTTTTACCCCCCCAGATTATATTTGTAACCAAAGATTTAGGCACCTTAAAAATTCTAGGTTCATTGGTATATCTATCTCTTACAAAATAATGATCGCCCTTTACCCAAACGCAGCCTGGATATCTTGAAGCATTAGGATCATTTTGTACAGTCAAAGTGCCATAATAAAAACTTTCGTCTGCTCTACTTGGTTTCATTGTAAAAGTAGTTCCAACATCGTCAGAAAAAGTCGCACTATCAAAAATATGACCTTGTTCTTCAAAAGGACCTGTAATTGGTACGCCACTTGGAATTGTTATTTGTGCTGGTGTGGCAGTAATATCAAACCATTTCTTGCCTAAAAATATTAGATACATAGCTGTCGCCTCTTTCTATTTATTTACTACTGCCATTCTTTTCCCAGGACGTTGTGCTTCCCAATTTGCCGCTGCATTAGCGTCTGTAAACGTCTGGACTTCAAATTGATTCTGTTCTAGCGTATTAAGTCTAGTATCATGATTAGCAATTTTACCAGCTGTAACAGATGGATCAGTTAAACCATTGACATGATTCCAATCAATTCGACCAGTAAATTGACCGTTGCTAGTAATGCTTGCCGTTTCTGTACCATTTTTTCTGAAACTAAAATGATTAGAACCGTCATCACCTAAATCAAAAGCCAAATCTAAGTTATCGTTAGCAGTAATATCTCCATAAATTTTTGCATTATCAGTTGAACCATTCCAAGTAATGCCACCTTGTTTGCCAATAGCATTGGTATTAAAACTAATTTGAGCATTTCCATTCATAGCGCCACCAGCTAATGGTAAACGAGCATTAATATTATTAGAATGACTCTGTAATGTATTCTGTAATTCCTGAATATCATTTTTATTAGCTATTTGTTTCCATGCTTGCCATGTTCCGCCTGCATTCATTCGGAAAAATGGTGTTTCCCCACTATCTGGAAAATAAATTTGTTCAATTCTTGCACCACTGCCATGCCAAACTACTAAAGTTCCCCATGAGCCGCTTGGAGAATTGGTAGCACTAGAAGCATTAGTTACATAATAGTTGCCTGAATCAGTTAGCGTATTAAAATCTGGAGCTTCTTTTTGAATACCATTTTTAGCAGCATTAAGCGCAGAAATCTGTGGCAAAGCATCTCTTAATTTAGCTGCTGTCCAGTCAGTATCATAAATATCGATGGCATAGCCGCCATTGCTTTGCTTGACCGCATTAGTACGAATTTCGACAGCATTACCATTTTGATCCATACCTTGTTTACGAAAGTAAGTTTTAGAATGTATATCATCGATATTAGATTTACTATAAACATCGGTTTTATCAACTTTACGATTTAAAGCATCTTGCGCCTTGTCATCTGCATTCTTTGCCGCTGCTTTCGCCTGTCTAATGCCTTCCTCGGTATCGCTCTTATCAGGCACCACAGAAACGTCAGCTTTACTTTTAAGAAATTCTTTCAATTGATCTAAACTTACATACTTAGATAAATCAGGATCAGGTACATCTAAGTTAAGTTTACCGTTTGTATCTGGTAAGACTTCAGGACCGCCATTAATACTTGCACTTCTAACAGCGTGACTCATATCTTCCTTATGAGTATCTGCCACTGCTTTAATGTTCTTATCTACTTCATCCTTATATTTATCAAATTGACCATGAGTTACAGCAGTGCCTTCATCAATTACAACGTTTACTGCTTGTGCTTTACCAATCACCAAATACATTTGCATGTTAAATCTATAAAGCACTTTATCTGCGAAACTAGGCATATATTCCGGCGACACTGCTGTAGTTATAGCGTAAAGGATTTCATCCTTAGCGCCTTCTTCTTTAACATAAAGTCCGATAATTCTAATTTGATAACCATTTGTTAAATCTTTATTAGTAAATTTAAGAGATACTCCAATTACAGCATTATTACTTTCGACTTCTTCAGCATCCATAATAGTGCCGTTCTGTATAACATTAGGAATTGCAGTAACTTCTTCAAGGTCTTGAGTAGTTTTATAAGACCAATCTTCAGCCGAAGATACCGCCCTTGTGATTCCAAACTTTGCTTGTCCTGCATTGGCTTTTTTAGCTAATTCAAGACCGGCACGGGTTAGAACCGTTTTATTATATTGCGACAATTTTCAATCACTCCTTATAATTTTGATCTTCATAATCTATAACTGTATCTGTTTGAATATTTGTACCAAAACCAATATATAAATGAGCTTCAGTTTTATTTTCAAATGGAGCTTGCTTAGTGTTAGCTTGAGCAATTACGTAACTATCAGCCGTATTTACAACATCTAAGTAAAGCTCATTTTGAACAGTAGCTTGAGCAAGATTAATTTTGATATCGTAGATCATGGTTGCCGGCAAAGTAATGTTAAGCATGTATTTCATGCTATTAACTTTATCTGCTGAAACATCTGCAGATTCAGCTTCAACCACTGCTAAACGTTTGGCATAATCAACCTTTGCTTTTGATTTTAAGTTCATAATCTCAAGTAAATGATTGAGATAACGAGTTGTTAAAGGCTTAGGTGGTAACAACCTTAAAAGAACGTTATTGCGTCTAGTCTCAAGGCTTGCTCCTAGATCATTTTTTATCCCTGCTTGATCTTCAAAAACTGAGATACCTTTTTCATCTGCTTGAATGATAAATTCATTTAAAAGCGTTCGGTTAATCTTTTCATCAAACTGATATAATCCTTTAGATTGTGCTTTTAAAAGTTCCTCCATCTCATACACGCCATCATAAAAATGAGGCATGTATTTAAGGAGTTCATTCTTATCCATTTACCGTCACCTCACCTAATACTGGAAGTTGTGAGGTGGTATTGTTAAACACAAGTTGTAGATCTTCATCTTTGCCGTTAAGACGTGGCATTGTGGCGTTAGCCACTCCCTCTAGCATCATTACCCTAGAAAGAATTTTTGAACGATACACCGTTAATTGATAACCTCTACCAATTGTGGCATTAATGGTGCTCCAATCTTTACGCAATGATTTAAAAAGCTCTTCAAGTGAAGTTTTAATATTAGCTCTAATAGAATCAATATTTGCGCTATCAACAATTGTTACGTTCATAGCAATATCAATCCTAAATGCTTCAGGAGCCGTAACAGTTACTCTATGATCAATTGGTGCTAAGCCATAACCTTGAGTTTCTTTGTCTTCAGGATCAATTTCTTCTTTGACCTTTTTAATCAAAGTCTGGCTAGCTGGCATTAGATCATTATTTAAAATTACTAGCTTAACTGTTCCTGGCCCATCCCAAACCGGATAAACCTGAGTTGCTCCAACATCGTGGATTTTACTAGTCATATCTAAGTAATCTGCAACGTTACCGCCATATGCTACCCAAGAATTAGTATTTAGAAGTCGTGCTCTTAAATGATCATCATTTTCTTCATCCCTGGCCGGAATAGTAATTTCAACAATTTCAGCCCAGGCTAAATTGTCATTAGGTGTTACCGGTAAAACTTGCCCTAAATAACTATTAGCACTTGTTCCTGATTCTTCAGCTTGCATTTCTGCAGTGCCATCATTATTTGCCTTAATTACGGTATAAAAAATAGGTGATTCTGCAATACTTGCAAATCTATCACCTACTTCTACATTTATTGGATTACCATCATCATCATTAAATCTAGCCTTAACTTCTGTGTTAGTGGCTGCATATCTACTAGTTCCATGTTCAACTGCTCTGTAATCTAAAAACTCCCCTTGAGCAGTTTTAATGTATGTTTGTCTTAGGATTTCCGCTAGTGATAAGGACTGTTGAGCGCTAACCATAGCTGCAGGAGCTACAGCATCATAAATAATTGAACCTTCACGTTTATCAATATCATCCGGCACATTATCAAGCATTAAATTTAGCCAATAATCAAAGTTCTGTGCTTCTAACTCATCGGCTAATTCATTAGGATTCATCTACTATATCCACCTCACTTTCAAATCCAACTCTTCCATAAACTGTATTGGCAAAACCTTCTACAGTAATTGCATCACTACCTGACTGCTCACACCTAGTAATTTCAACACTAGTAACTCTATCATCAGCTACTAATGCTTCAACAGTCATTCTCTCAGCTTCTGAAACTGCATAATTGATAGATTCACCAATTAGTTCAGGCAAATCATTACCATATTGCTCATCATAGATTTGATAAACAAACCTTTCTGTTTTAAGAATCTTGTCTACGGCTTGTTTCATTGCATCAAGTTTATCAGTCATCCCACGAATTCGACCATTAGCCACTTTAAAAGTATAGGTAGGACTTTGATTGTCTTCTTCATCATCAAGGTCAGCATCATCTAAATATGCATCTTCCATTAATGCACCAACATTAATTTCTTCATCAGAATCCAAAACCGTCTTCACCTATCCTTTCAAATAAATAGAACTGTTGACCACCATCTTCACGGATCATGGTTACCTTGTCGCCAGATTCAAGAGAGTTGTCGATTTCTAATTCTATGTTACCTTTAACTTCATCATGTTTATGCTGGGTAACTTTGCCCTTAATCTTAAATTTTCCAACGTGCTTGCCAAGAACAATAAAATCATCAGTCAAAACCATATTATTAGATAATTGAACTTTTAAAGGCTTAGCACTAATAACAGTTCCATAAACAACATCTGAATAGTCGCTTGGTTTACCGCCGCGTTTAGTCATTAACTCATAGAGCCGTTTACCTGCCATGATTGACCTACTTTCATTGTTAATTCACATGTATAATCTTGTCCAAAGTGGTGAACTGCTTTCAAAATTGGACAGTCCTTAAACTTTTTCTTGTAGTCTTTAATGCTTACTGTTACATAATTTCCGGGAACTAAATCAGTGCGACCAATGCACGTGATTTTTAGCTCTTTGTTCGCTCTATTTCGATTTTTAAGCTCATTCTTAGCTTGTTGAATCATTTGAGCATCATTAGCTTTCTTCTTGGCATTCACTACCTTTTGAAGCTTGCCCCATTGTTTAGTAGATGGCATTGATACCTTCCGAGATTTAAAAGTTGTGGTTTTAGGGTCGTCCGCACCAGTTTTAGTCGAAGAAGAGTTTTTTCCTTTTTTGCTGTCCTTTTTAACGACTTTAACAACGTTATAGGTATTATCAATATCAACCGAATAATCATAATCCGTTAATCCAGATGCATCGCCTACAATGATATCTAACTTTTTGTAAGGAAACTTTCTGAGCTCTACAGTGTCATAATTGTCATAAATTAAATAATACTTGTGAGTGGCTTTAGTAGTAGCGCTAATGGTGTTTTTAATCATGTCAAAGTAAGTTTTACCGTCAAAAACCGCTGCTTTGCATTTATGACTAGACCCTGCAACCACTTTAGATCTGATTCCTGCACGTTTGCAAACATCTTTAAATCTTTCACTAACAGTTCCAGCTTTAAATACAATTGAATCTTCATTCTTGAGATATCTGCTAGGTGCATAGCATTTAACGGCAATGTTGTGATCTTTATCAAAGCCGTATTTAAAGACATAACCGTAAAACATCTTTTTCTTTTTCCATTTGAAAGAAATGATATCTCCGGTGTATGGCACGATAGGCTTTTTCTCAAAAATCAATTTAAAGTTAAACTCGGTTGCCGAAAAATTAGTGTCTCTATCTAAAGTAATCGAGTTATCAATTACTAAATCGCTAATATCGTAATTTACACGTTTTTTAGAGTGAGTAAAGTGAGTGGAACGTCTGTATAAAGTCATTTGAATTAAGTCACTCATGATTTTTTAACCTCACTCATTTTCACCCAACCACGAGCTTTACCGTTAATTCCCACACAAACTGGATATTTGCGATTGGGAATAATGTATAAAACTTCACGTTTAGCATTCTTTTCATACATTCCTGCTCCCTTGCCGTAACTATCAGCATGTAAACGCCCATTCACACTAACCGTTGAACCTACACTGATTTTTCCAGCCGGTTTAGATCGTTTTTTGCCTTTCTGAGATCTACCTCGCTTTTTTGGATTTTTCTTTTTCTCGTAGCTAAATTTACGATATTGTTTTAAATCCAAAGTATAGGCATATTCATCAGCCCAGCCATTTTCTAAACCATATTCAAAACTAGCAATGGTCATCAGCATAGATATATCTGTTTTAGTAACCACGAATCTTACTTTGTGATTCTTGCTTTGCATTTTCTTAATTTTTTTAACATAAGTAGCTTGCTTATGTGGACTTTTAGTAGCAACGTAATGCGCACCTACAGTTGGAAATACAGAATTAATCGATACACTTACTAACTTTGTTTTTCCAGGAATGTTTACTTCACCTAAGTTAACAATGGTTTCAGAATGATCATCCGTTTCATATTTCAATTTAACGTCCTTAGGATTCACTGGAATTTGAAGATTTTCACCAGTGGTTTGATCTTTTATGAAAAATTCCATGCCACTTCGATCAGGCATATGCATCACTTCCTAACTTAATGATTTATCAGCTTGTTCCATAATCTTTTCTTCAAGTCTATCAAGTAAAGCATCTGCATCTTCTTCAGGATTACCGGAACTGTTAATTACAATGGCACCTGATTGAATATTTACAGATTGATTGTTACTGGTATTAGTAGATGAATTTGAAGACAAAACAGAAGCAGGTGTAATAGTATCTGCTTCTGTTCCTAAATCAGAACTGCTAATGTTCTTTTCATCAAAGTTTTGGTTACCAGTAATTGCACCTAGAACACCAACATTAGCGGTTTTACCATTTAGACCAGTAATTGCACCTACGAGATCATAAATACTATCCTTAGCTCTATCAAAGCTATCAGCTAATAAATCTCCTGTATTAAATTGATCCATTTCAGGAGCACCAATTGTGGGATGCATACCACTAGCAGCATCAACTACACCTTGTGCCATATTTGCAGAAGCATTAGCTGCGGCGCCGGCATCTTTGTTAAGACCAATGATTAAACCTTGATCAACCCATCTACCATATTGCCTAAACAATCTTGATGGTGAACCAATATGAAGCAAGCCTTTAGCAGCACTTACTACACTACTTGCAACTTTACTTACAGCACTAACTGCGGCACCAATCATAGAAGTAATACCATTAATCAAACCTTGAATTAAATCACGACCTACACCAACTAAAGCACCAACAAAGCCCCTAGCAGCACTAACTGCGGCTTGAATACCACTTGAAACTGCAGATACAACTCTACTCATAGCACTTGTAATAGCAGACACCATCATAGAGCCAGCCATAATGAACATTGAAACCATAGTCATAACAGCGGTACCAACTGCTACAATTGCAGCTGCTGTCATCATTGCTGCAGCAGCTACAGCGGCTAAACCTGCTGCTAACATCATAGAAGCGGAAGCTAGCAACATTAAGCCAACTGCGGCTACCATTGCCATTGGTCCTACTAGAATTAAAGCCATTGATAACATCATCATACCAACTGCGGCTACCATTGCCATTGGTCCTACTAGAATTAAAGCCATTGATAACATCATCATACCTACTGCGGCTACCATTGCCATTGGTCCTACTAGAATTAAAGCCATTGATAACATCATCATACCTACTGCGGCAATTAACGTCATTGGTGCAATCATCACCATAGCCACTGCCATTATCATTAATCCTGCTCCAGCAACCAAAGACATTGCCGCAATTAAAGTTAAGGCAACACCAAATAGTAATGCACCTACAGCGGCTATCATTAATCCTGTAGCTAAAACTATTAAGCCTGCACCTAATACAATTACTCCCACTGCTGCAACTAGAGCACCAACACCGAATACGGCGACTGCACCGGCTAAAGCAAGTAATCCAACTGCGGCACTAAGCCCATATTGAGAAATAATAGGCAATTGAGTTGCTAATAACGTAATACCAGCAGCGGCAACAAAAATAGCAGCACCAATAATCAAAAGTGCTGCGGAAAACATCAAGAATCCTGCTGAAGCTCCAATCATTGCAGGGCCCAATAATCTAACTACAACAGCTAATGCAGCAATAGCGGCTACCATTCCAAAAAAAGTAGCAATAGCGGCACCGCCACCGCTTGCTAATTGTGTTGCAGCATCTGCTAAGAGCTTAAATCCAGCGGCAGCTAACACAACAGCACCACCAACCATTAGTAAAGCGGCGCCTAATTTAAGATAGGCACCAGCGCTTTGAGCAATACCACCAGCTTGAGGGACTTCAGGAGTGGCCATCTTAGGTGTCTTTAAACCACTTAAGTTACTAAAGGCATCATGAATGCCTTTAAGCATTTGCATTCCTTTTCCTACTGCTTTCAAAATTACAAAAGCATAAGCTAACTTAGTTAATGCATTTGCAATATTTTCAATAGTACCAGGGCTTAAGCCATTAAGTTGCTGTAATCCTTTAACGATGGCCATTATTGCAATTCCTTTAAGCCCACCTTTTAGAACAATGAATGCTCTAGCAAGTGCCATTAAAGAACTAGGGTCCATTTTTCCAACTGCATCAGCAACGCCACTAATAGCTTGAGCAACAGAACTTAAAGCACCGCCACCTAGTGAGCCCAACTGTTTGAAGAAACTGTTGCCACCTTTACCCTTAGATAAAGTAGCTGTTAATTTCTTACCTGCATCGGCAATGCTATCAAACATATCAACAATAGATTTACCAGCACCGGAACTATTAAAGCCCTCAAACATTTGTTTAAATCCATTACCTAGATTAGCTAGAATAGGTTGAACTTTACTAATTGCTGAAAGAATACCATTACCCAGTGCATCCCAGTTCAAGTTAGCAAGCTTATCAGTAATACCAGATACGGCTTTAATACCAACTTGACTGACTTTATCAAACTGAGGCTGTAACTTGTTAGCTAAAGTTTCTTTTAAACCGTCCGCAGCTTGACCAACTGTTTTATATTGAGTGGCCATTTTACTAAAGTTAGCATTAGTACCTGTCTTAGCAACAGCATCTAAAAAATCTTGAGTTTTAACCTTACCATCTTGAATATTCTTAATTAATTCAGTAGTACTTTTTCCCATTGTTTTAGCAACGGCAGAGATACCAGCTGGTGTTTGCTCAAGCATTAGTTTAAAATCTTGCCATTGAACTTTAGGCTTAGCTGCCATTTGCGTGGCTTGCTCACTTAAAGTTTTCATAGCTTGCTGAGGATTATCAGAAGCAGCAGCTAATCCACCAAAACCTTTAACAAGTTTGGCAGTGTTCTTAGTACCAACAGCGGCCAATTGAGCATACGTACTAGACATATCAGAAGCACTATAAATTGTTTGTTGAGCGAACTTCTGCATATCTGATTTAGCTTTAGCAATTTGAGTATTCGATGCACCAATTTGATGCATGTTTCCTTCAAATGTTTGCCACGAAGTTGATGCTTCATTAAGTTCACCTAGCATTGAACTGATACCAGATCTAGCTAAATCCATACCTTTGCTAATTAAGTTACCAACTACAACACCACCAGTCATAGATTTAAACATACTATTAGATGATTTGCTTGCACCTTGAAATGCATCACCACTTAAAGCACTTTTTAACTTACTAAAACCACTTTGACCTTTAGAAAGTCCTACAGCTAATTTACTTAAAGGAGCACTAAAAGCATCATTGATCTTAATTGTTGCGCTTATTTCAGCCATAAATTACCTCCTTTCTTTCTAAAATTTGGATAAAAGAAAAAAAGGCACGCATTAGCATACCTTTTGCTTAAAAATATTAGATATGTTTTCTACGTGCCTTTCTTTCTGCCTCTTTTTGTTGTCTCTTTTCATCTCTAGTTTTGATCTGAATAGATGCAATCACTATAGATTTTTCACGAATACTCAAATCAGCCCATTGTTTTGGCGTCCAGTGATATTCCTGCAATACATAATGATATATTGCAAAGTCCCCCACTGAATCGTCAATTAGTTTTTTGCTGTTTCAATCAAATCATCAGGATTATCAGCATCTTCATTCATACCTGAAGCATCCATAACAGCATCAGATAACTTACTATATTCACCTACATAAAGCATTTTCTTTAAAAGCTTTGCAGGATCACCTAAACAGCCCCACGACTTTTGAAGTTGCTCATTTTGTAAATCTGGAGAAACCACACTTGCAGTTAAAGTTAATTCAGCTACCTTGTTTTGATCTGTTTCTGATTCATATTGATGAGTTCTTCTATTAAGAACTCTTCTAGTAGCTTGTTTACGAATTTCAGAAATTTCTTCTGCATCAAGTCCTCTAATCTTAAAAGGAGATTTAAACCGCTTGAGTTTAACTTCTTCTTCTCTATTAGGACTGCCTACATTTTCCATCAAGAAATCTTTAATATTTGTTTCTACCATTGTTTAACTCCTATTTAATACCATCAAATTCTTGAACTAATTCAAATCCTTCAAAAGTGAAGTCTGTTTCGTAGTCCATAACCCCATCATCAGCTTCAAAATCAACAACTGGAATATCATCCAAGTTAACATTCTTAAGAAGAACAGTTTGAGTACCAGTTCTTGAAGTAGGATCATGAATAGTTAAAGTTAATTCAAAGTAAAGATCTCTACCTTGTTGCGTATAAGGAACAGCGTACTTAAGCCAATTGGAATTAATGATATATCCACCCAAAGTACCAGTACCTTCAACAGAAGTGGTTTTCTTCATCTTCCAGTGATTACCTAAAACTTGAACATCTTCCTTGTTCTTTTCCATCTTAATGGTCAATTTATTACATTCGATCATGTTAATAATTCGGCCGTTAATATTAAGGAATATTTTCGCATCCTTAGTAGAAATGGTATCTCTACCACTTAATAAGTGATCTAAATCCGCCATCTAGTTTCCTCCTATCTTACGATTAAGTTGACATAAAGTTTTTCCATTGCGTCAACTGGTGTTACATACAGTTCCATCAATACAGCGTCTTTTTCGTCACCTTGAGAAAGAGTTAAATCAGAATTTTCAAAATCACGAATCATATTTTGATTTTGTAAGCCTGTTAAATAACCAATTCTGTTAGCCTTGAAGACATTTCTACCAGCTTCATTATTTGAAACTTTGCCTAAGAAACTAGTTTCAAATGTTTGAGTAGTATTAGTACAAATTTCATCAAGTGTTCTAATAATACGGTTCTTACTGAAGTCCTTAGGCTTGATGCTGGTGAATTTGGTAAGTGAGTTAATATCTTGTTCAATAACTACACGTTCACCACTACGAGTTGTAAAGACAATTTGACCGGCATTTAAGGCTTCAATGGTCTTATCATTATTCAACTTAGGTCTAGCTTCTGCAGCATCATCAAGTTGGGTATAAGTTAATGCTTGATCTGGTGTGGCACTTGCACTCATACCAGCAAATCTAGCAGTAGCAATGTTAGGAGTAATTACAGTACCATCATTAAGCACATAACCATTAAGGACGGTTGAAACACCTTCATAGTTGTAAACTGCACCTTGTTCATTAGGAACAACAGCACGTACTTTTATACCAACGTTTTCACGCAAAAGCTTAATTTCTTCAACCAATAACTTATGAATGTTGCTTGATTCATCCCAACCTGCAGTAGTTGCCACAGCGTAGAATTCATTTTCCAAGTAATCATTCATATCATCTACTACCTTGTTGGTACCATTTGAGCCACCAGCTAGAGAAACATTAGCAGCATTTTGAGTTAAGCCATTAAAGATTGCGGTATAGAGTGGATATTCTCCCTTGCTATTCAATTCCTTAGTAACATCTGCCGGATTAGTACCAAAAGTAATATCTACATAGTCATTATGTACTTCTAATTGATCTTCCTTAGTTAATTCAGCTGCGGCAATTGCATCAGCCTTTGGTAAAGGTAAAGTAATTTTTACTTGATCAACTTGCTTAGTACCAAAAATGGTAGTAACAGTAACATCTTGAGTGTTAGCACTATCAGCTAAAGGAGCAGGAGCGAAACTAACACTAATGTTGTTACCTTGTTCACCTTCATACTTAGCATTAATAGTGTAAACACCTTCTTTAGTAGAAGTTGACTTAGCACCACCATCAAAATCATTTAAAAGTAATACTGTTTCAGCATCCTTCAAAGCTTCATAAACTGGAGCCAATACCTTATCAGTATTCTTGTGCCCAGTTAAAGCTGTGAAATCACTAGTAGCAGTTAATTCAATGATGCCTTTCTTACCCCAACCTAAAGGCTTGTTTTGAAACATTAATAAACGGCCTAAAGGTGTGGTTAATACTGGCTTACCATCGCCTTTAACATTGATGTAAACACCAGGACGGCGTTTATTTTGAATTCTCCAAGTTCCACCTGCCATGAACTACATACCTCCCTTAAAATTTTCAATTGCTTTTTTAGCTTCGGCAATCGTATAAGTTTTGTTGTCTTCTAAAGCGGCATTAATAATTGCCGTGTTGTTTGTTCCAGGGAATAAACCAGCCTGCTTAATTTGAGCCTTAGTGTACTCAACTTCAGTGCTATTCCCTGCTGTTTTCTTTTGTCTTTGCATCGATAGTTAAACTCCTTTGCTTTGGTGAAAGATCTGGCTTGTACATACGTAAAACAAGATCAAATTCACACGTTAGCGTATGTTCATTAGTATCTATACTGAATTCACGATTTCTTAAATAAGCAAAGTCAGGCAATACAGTTAGATTATCCATTAGTAGCGTTTCCATCTCATCTAATGCTTCATTAGCATTTTCTTCTGGTGGAAAATAAACAACTTGAAATGGCATTTTTCTAACTTCATAATCAAAAAGTTCTGGCTTTAGAGTTGTATTTCCTGCTCTGCCTATAAAAAAACACGGTTCATCAAACCCATTAGGTTGATTTTCCGTGTAAATTGTTGTGTTCGGTGAGATACGAGCTAACTCATCCGCTATTCTTTCAATTATTGTCATGATAGTAAATCCCTAAAAGCCCATAAGCCAGGTGTTATCAGATCAGGCAGTTGGGAGTTTATCGCATTCAAGGAATTCTTCATAAAGAATTGACCTGGTATCCAGTTCTTGTGGTTACGAGTTCTGTGGCCACTTTCAACATAGGAAGCATACTCGGTAGGATTGCTTACTTTAACAATCCAACCGCCACCACTTACAGAAGGGCCTTCAGCAGTCCAAGCTTTACGTAAAGCTCCAGTGTCAACTGGAGTATTCGCTTTAAGTGTTCTAATCGCTTGAACACCAATACGCTTAGTACTTTGACCAATTTCTTCTTTAAGTTGGCCACTATTTATTCTTCCTTTAACACGACTAGCCCAAGCTTGAAACTCTGCATCATCAACAGTTCCCAAACTCATGCTTTTTCATCCCTTACCATTGCAATCTCTTGATGTGAGTAATAGCCAGAATATCCCTTGCTAGAACGTTTATATTTAGTAGTATTACCATTTTGATCAGTAATATAAATAACCGCTCCAGCAGGAATATCAAGGCCATTACGAATCAATAATTTAGCATCTGCTTCATCAGTACCAAAAATAGTTTGAGTGCTTGCAGATTGTCCTTTAAGAATAACCTTACAAGGCTCATCTTCCACAATTGTGGTTTCAACACTATTAGTAATGTGGTTTTTAGTCACTTTCTTAGTACCAGTGATCTTTGCTTTATCCGTCCATAACAATGAAACTACCCTTTTTAAACCTTCAAATTGGTTCATTCTGGTAGCCTCCTGAAGTTATTTAAGATATTAGTGTAATTATCCGTAATAGGATTTAAACCTTGCAGAGCTAAATAAATATCACTCACAGGCTTAAAGGTTACACTGGTATCACCTTCATTTAGTGATTGAATGTTAGCAGCACTCTCACCATCAAGAAATCCATTTACTTTAATTGCTTGAACTGCCATATTAACTACTACAGTTGATAATTCTTTAGGCAGTTCATCAATTGGAATATTACAGTAATTGGCAATATCATTCATGATCTTATCAACTGTAAAATCAATGATCTTATCATAATTAGGATTTTCATTTTTGTTAGGAATTAACAACTTAACTTGATCAACAATGTATTCTTTATTCATCCAATCACCGCCTTAAGCTACTTAACTAACGCTAATAGTTCATCCTTCTTGGTCTTACCAGTAAAGTCAATGTTGTGCTTAGTCAGGTAAGCTTTAATTTCTTCAACAGTACTATCTGCAGTAGGCTTTAGATCAGTATCATCGGTAACATCAGTGGCATCAGTTGAAGGTAAGATAATTTCATTTCCTACGGTTACTACTAATACCTTTGATGGGTTTTGAACATAAGGTGCAGCAATTTGAGTACCATATAGAGAATTAATCTGGCGCTTAACATCACGATCAGGTTCAATCATAGTATCACGTTTTACCAACCACTTGAATGCACGACCTGAGTTAAGATTCTTAATATCCTTGTCGGTCAAGTTACCAGACTTCATCTTTTCTTGTAGTTCTTTTGAGTAAGCAATATCTTGATCACTTGAAAATACTACAACGATCTTATCGTCATCCATCTTCTTAGTTGCATAAGTTGATGCACCTAAAGCAGCAGATACAGCACCGTTAATTGCAATTTGAGCACCTACATCTGAGCCCTTAGTATATTCACGAACTGCTTTGTTAATCTTTAATCTAGTCTTTGGTGAACAAATCAAAGTATAGGCAGGATTTTTAACATCTGTATCAAAGAATGATTGCATTGCATCAATACCATCAATATCAGGTGTAGCAGTCATAGTATTTTCAACTTTTAAGCCTGCTTCCATTAACTTACTATCTGCCTTTTGAGCAATAACTTCACCAATTTGTTGAGTAGCTTGCTGAATAACATCACCCAGGCTAACCAAATTTGATTCATCAGTGAAAGATACACCCTTACCAAACTTAGAAACAGTAGCTGTAGTGTAACCTTGTCCAAGCTTATCAACTGGAATTTCTTCCCCTTCTTTTACATCTTCAGCTTCTCCAATGTGTCCCCATGTTGGAACCGTTAAAGTATCACCTGGATTACCTTCCAAAGTTCTATCAATATCAGCCAAAGGCATAAACACCATAGCTTTTTGATACGTATTTTGTACCATTGGCGCTAAAACTTCAGGATCAAATAAATCTTCCTTCTTTGTAATTGCCATATTATATTAATTCCTTTCTAAAATCCTTCTTCCTTAACCAAACGGCTGTAAGTATCAGGATCTGACTGTTTAAGTTCAACTCTTTCAATTAATGACATATCATTCAATTTTTTATCTGTCTTAGGTTCTTGACCATTATTAGGTTCATAGCTTGTCTTTTCACCAGCCTCAAAAAGATATGGATCAGACTTCTTTAAATTCTTAATTTGATCATTTAAACCAGTCAATTGGCCATCCTTATCAAATTTAATTTCATCATTGTTAAGCAGGGCTTTAACTGCTTTATTGTTACGAACTTTATTGGCAGATAAGACTTGATCAACAGCGCTATTAAGCTTTACACTTGCAATTTTTTGATTAAGTTCCTTAGTATCGTTTTGATACTTAGCTTGCAATTCACTTAATTGATTAGTTAAATCATCTTGATCTTTTAACTGTCCCTTAAGATTCTTCAGATCTTTATCACGGCTAGCCATTTGATCCTTAAGGGTTTTATTTTCTTCAGCTAATTGATTAGCGTTTGATTTAGCCTTTTCAATATCAGCACCGTTTAGATTCATGACTTCATTAATTTGATCATCTGTTAAACCTAAACTCTTCAATTTTTCTCTCTTCATAACTTTATCCTTTCACGTGTTTTCTACGAGTTCACTTCTCACAAGGCATATAAAAAGAGCAGTTTTACGCCAATGCTCAGGGCAAACAAAAAGAGAACCGCTGTTAAACGATTCTCTTATTTAAATTGTGCTAGTAATTCAAACCAGCTTCTAGTTTCTTTCAAAAAATCTTTTACTTTTTGCATCTTTGAATTATCCTGCAAATATTCAATACCTTTAGGGGTAATTTGTAAGTTAGTAATTTTGATACTATCACCACTCAATGAAGATATTGAAATTACACCAGTAACATAGCATTCTTCATTTAAGCTCTTTAAGATATATTCCCAATATTCAAAAGGAATACCTTCACTTAACTGTTTTAATTGATCATTGCTAATTGTTTTGCCACTCTTTAATGAAACGTAAAGAATAGTTAACAACTTATAAGCAATTACAAAGTAATCATCTTTAGCCATAATAATCCCCTGTCCAGTCAGCATAATCCCAAGCTGATTCTAAACGAAGACCAGCTTCATTTAATTCACCAGCTTCATTTAATGAATCACCTATGTAATCACCAACTATATTAAAATAATAATCATAATCGGATTCGCTTTTCATGGGAACATTAACAATGCCATTTTCTTCATATGTATTTTTAAATTTAGCAAATAAATCAGGATATTTTTCTTTGATGAATTGAAAATCATCTTTCTTAAATCTTAGGTTTCGCATTTTTGTTTCTCCTTGGAACTACAGTAACAAGGCTGCCCTTATCATTTAATACAACATAGCCTTTATCACTAAAAAACTCTGTTGAATGTTTCAAATTCCTAATAATATTGCCATCAAGCATTTCTTTTATTTCATCAATAGAAACGCCCTCACGTCTATGATTTTGTGGATCTTCTCTTACACCAAATATTCTATCAACAAGATGATCTGAAAAGTTCTTTATCAATTGACCATTTGGAGCGCTCGTCCCAATTATTTCATCATTTAATCGATCCATAGCATCTATGTAATCTTGATAAGTAACTATAGGTTCAACAGTACCTCGCTCTCTTGCTTTAACATAAGCATTCAAGGCTCTTCCTGTACGTTTATTATACAATAATTTGTTGTATTCTTTGGCACTTTCAGGAAAGCCATGTATACCAAATTTACCAACTAAATCAGCATATTCTTTTTCTGATTGCTGTTCTCTGGCAGTTCGCTTCCATTCCTTAAAGCTCATATTCCGTGTCCATTTACCTTTACCAGTAATCGGATCACGATACCATCGTGTTGGAATATCAGGTAAGCCTTCAATATAACCAACTGTGGTGCATCTGCAGTAAGGATGCAACAAAGGATAATTGATACCCTCTCTTTTATCCTTAACATTAAAGATACGTTCATCTAAGCGAGCACAAACATCACATGTATGAGTTTCTAATGTTGCTAAGTATTGATACTGCTTAATGTCTGAATCTTCATAGAACTTTGCTGTAGCTTCTTCTGCAGCATGTCCCATTTCAGTGACAACTAAACGATGGATATTAGATTTAACCACACCTTGAAATCTATCTCTTAGCATTCGTTCAACACGATTGTAAGAATAGCCTAAAGCAGTTGATCTAAACATCGTATCAGTCAGCACTTCAGGCATAACTTTGGTGTAGTTGTTCCAGATTCTTTTACTAAAATTGCCACCCTTCCAAGGTTGATAAACAATATCTTTTAATTCTTGTTCATTAAAGTGAGCAAAGTTAACATCTAAACCACCTACTACCAAATATTTATTGTAGTTAGCTAATAAATATGTATCTTCATACCGTTTGGCTAAACCAATAGCCATATTATCTTCTTCATTATCAGCATATCTAGCAGCTAACTCTTGATATTGTCTGTACAATTCCTGAAGTCTAGCAATTCTAGTTTTATAGTAAGCAGAATTTAGTTCTTTTTCAAAACCACCAGCACGAGCCTTAGCTTCAAATTCTGCTAAGGTCATATCAAACCTAGAAGTATCAATAGAATTTAAATAATCAGCCGCTTCTTTAAGTGACTGATTATTTTCTTCAGCATATTTAGTTATCCATTTCTTGGATTCTTTAATAAATTCATTTTCAAGATCTTTAAGACGAGACCTCATAGCAACTTCATATTCAGCATTGGAAGCCATCTCTTTTTGCTTAGCTAAGAGAGCACGCTTTTTCCAGTATTCTTGTGAGTTCATAAGAAACCACCTTATTTATCACTAGGCTTCTTATTTGCTTGCCCTGATTTATCAGAATCGTTTTTATTATCATCAGAGTAATCTTCATCTTCAGAATTATTAAAGCTCTGAGACGCTCTAAAACCGTCGCTTTCTTGGATGTCTTTCTTTTGCCATTTCAATTCTTGTTGCCAATCATCAACAATTGGATTTGCTTTAGCAATTGCTTCTTTAGAAGTAAAGTTTGCCACCTGAGAAACAACTTGAGCAGCAGTTAAATCATCTTCCACCTTTGTTCTTGTCCAAGTTTGAGAAATAGTTCTACCTTCAGCATCGCTTAAATTTAAGTAACGCATGATAGCTCTAACAAGTTCATTAACTGACCTTCTAAAATAAGCTTCAGTATTACTTGCTTTAAGTTCCAAATGACTGTAAAGCATTTTAATTGCAACACCCGAAGCGTTAGAACTTTGGAAGTTTGCCGGATCAACGCCTTGCCCTTGTAAAAAGATATTGTTCTTAGTCATCTCAAGAATCGTTTTACGGGCTTCAGTAGGTATTTCAATTTGGAGTGTATCTACTCCAGACTGATCACCATTACCAGCATTGTTAAACTTAACAGCCTTATATTTTTTCAATTGATACATAAACGTATCAAGATCAACACCACCATAATTTTTTAGAAGAAAAATCACTTGTTGAATATCATCCACATCATTTAGGAAGCCATTATAGACATCATCATAAGCATCAATAAGGCCTTTAACCTTTTGCAATTCAGGTAAACAAAGTTTGTTTTTCTGAAAGCCAATGAATGGAACTCTTCCAAAGTTATGTTCAATTACATCTGTAGTTCCTGTTTGATAACCACCTGTTACATCATATGTAGGGACAATAGCATAAGGTTCAATTTCTATAGGAGTTTCAGATTTTTGTTTAAAAAATCTTCCTTCTTTATCATTCCAAAACTCATGAACAATATAATAATCACCAGTATCATCATCAAGTTGGCGATAAGACCGTAAAACACCTAACAACTTATTATCCAAGCTTGTTGAGTAAACTGGTGTTATCTGGTTAGGAGGAACCACCATAAATCTAAATACATTATCTTTATCAATCCAATAATGAAGCCAACCTCTACCACCATTAGATGCATCAACTAATAAGCTCTTTAATTTTAAGGTTAAATCATCACCAAGCATTTCTTTAATTGCTTGATTATCTTTATTATTTCCAACATCAATTTGAGGTGGTTGAGTTGCTACATAACCAGCTTCTTGATCTACCAATAATTGATAGAAATTTGAGCTGATTCGATTATCTGCTTGCCTAATAGGATCATCTTTGCCTTCTGGATCCATCTTAGACTTACCAGCATTCTTAGTAGTAATATCATTTTTATTTTCATAATATCTTAAAGCTTCGTCATATGAAGCAATAGATTTACTACGTGAACCAGCTGTTTTTTGAATAATTTTTTGAATCTCGTTTAATTCCAAGGAACAAAGCCCCCTTTCGTATTCTTTGAATAAATTGCATAACGCAAAGCATCAAGCCGGTCGTTATGTCTCACATCATTTTCTTTTAAAGGTTGTCCGGTATTTTCATCCCAGGCATATTGGTAAATTTCATTCATTAAGCCTTGAGAGCAAGATTTTGCTACAAAGAATTTGCCTTCACGCATCTTTTGTGCAACGCATTCAATACCAGGCAATACATTCTTATTAGCATTAATACAGTTGATACCTGCGGCTTGAAACTCATTAACATTATCTGGCCTTGCTGAATCAGCGTAAAAAATAAGATTACGTCCAAACTCGTCTTGCAAATTCTGCGCAATCTTTATCCAATAATCTATAAATTTATGCCGTTTAGTATAATCACGTATTACATAAGTATTTCCTTGATCATCGTCACCTAGTAGCAAAATAGGATTAGGGTGTTCAAATCCCCAGTCAACTCCACAGTAATAATGCAGTCCTTCAGGAATTTTACTATCATCAATAACCATACGCTTTGCGTCAAAGTCCTGATAAACAATACCTTCACCAGTTACCCATAATCCTAAAATATCACGATCATAGAACATACCTCTAGGCTTAGAAGCTTTCATTGATTTAACATAATCAGGATCAAGAAATGTATTGTCATCAATCGTAAAATTAAATGCAACAATTCCAGAATCAGGATCTTTATTATCAATAAAATCTAATTTCAACCAGTGCGTTGGAATATCTGGGTTTGTATCACAAATAATATGTGATCCAGGTTGTGAGCAACGGTTTTGAATTTCATTAAAAACTTCATGATTAGCAAGGGATGCTTCATTTACATATGCTCCATAAGACGTAAAACCACGAGCGCTAGCCAAACCTGAAATTTTATTAGTATAAATAGGAACAATATCCACTCCAAACAAATGATAATGATTATGAAAATCAGGTTTTAAAGTTAAGCCAAATTGTGTTTGTAATTCAGAAATAATATTGTTGTAAATTGAACCAGATGTTGTACCAGCAAGAATGAATCTTGGATGCTTATCATCTCGCAATTTTGCTAATTTAGCCACTCGTTTCAATTCGTCAAGGAATAAAACATTATCAATAAAAGTTTTACCAGAACGAACCGCACCTGAAAGAATCATAATTTTAAACGGCTTAGTCTTGTAAGTATGGAATACTTTAACTTGTTTAGGAGTAAAGAAATCAGTTATTGCCATTCTTCTTATCTTCCTTTGTTAAAGTGTCCAGCATCTTATCAAGCAATTGTTCCATGTCTTGACCATTATCTTCCATTGCCTTAGCCCTAGCTTCAGCAACACGAGCATCGGCATTAGCTTTACGAATCTTAGCTTTATCAAGCTCTGGCGTTGAATTATCTGATAACAAATTGGCGTGCTTTAAAACGGTTTGAATAGCTTGGAGCTTAACCATCTCTGACTTACCATGCTGAATTAATCCCATCAATTCTTTAATTGATTCAGGTAAAGCGTTGTTAAGAACATGAATTGCGTACTCATTTTGAGCTTTTATAAATAAAGCATCGTTTTTCCATGAATATAATGTACGCTCACCGCACTGCAGTTCTTGAGCGATTTCTTTAATAGTTAAATCGCCTTCAAACATCATTTTAATAGCCTTCTGTTTCTTTTTAGTCAACTTAGAAAAAGTCGTTAAATCTGCTGTATTATGCTTACTCACACCATTTCACCACCGCCTTAATTTTTGCAAAATAAAAAGCCAGCTTATGCTGACTAAAAAAATAGTTATTCAATATAAGGTTTTCCTGATCTAATTGCTTCAACATTTTTTGTAATTTGTTGAACCATTTTTTGTGGACCAGCTCCTGAATTCTTATAAAAAATTGTGTTAATTGCATTAATATCAAAAGGTAATTTACTATCATAATCTTTTTCATAGCTTTCTTCATCACATAAAGTGATTACAGGCTTCCCAAGAGTATGACAAATACCCAATTCATAAAAAACATTTGGATTTTTATCACTCAAGTCGACAATAACAAATGCTGATTGATTAATATATGTCCAAATAGTTTCCATAATATTTTGATTAGGTTGGAATATATTTCCAGACCTTATAACATTAATACTAAAATTCTTTTCTAAAGTCGGCTTGATGATTTCATCAAATATTTCAAGTCTTTCATCATTAAAAGGTAATACGCAAAAACACATATTAGGATCAAGAGATAGATCTCTTGCCTTGAAAATTGGATTTACCCACATACCATTCCCTCCATAAACTGAATGACTATTTTGAATTTCTTTTTGAAACGCTGCTATGCATTGATTAATTTCATCAGAAAAATTATATACAAATTGGCCAGTTTTTTGGCAACCAGCAAATTGAAACAGCAAATTGGTAAAAATTCTTTTAAACACTTCTACTGGAAGTTTAACTATACAGTTCAAGTTAAATCCAAGATTCTCTATAGATAAGGTTCTTAAATACTTTTCAGCTTGCTCATCAGAAGGGAGTGTTCGATTGATCGTACCTAAAGAATTACCTCTTAAAATTGCTTTTTCAAAACTAATTCCAATAAAAATATTTTTATTTGTTTCCGCAATTACTATATTTGCTGGCTTTTTAAAATATTTTTTATTGCTTTGTAAATCAGTCATACAAAACAAAGCATCTAAAACTTTTTGAAAGTCATCAAGTTCAAATTCATAGACTTTTCCACCATCTGGAAAAACAGAGACTGGAAAAGTCTCTGAATAATATGTAATATCACTCATTTAATCACCTCAAACACAATTATAAAAAAGCCCAGCTTAATTAAAAGGCTTGACTTTTTTGAGATGATTAAATTTTTAGTTTTATGTCATCACGGACAAATGGTAAGAGTAGGATTCGAACCCACAAAGCCATAAGGCAACAGATTTACAGCCTGCCAGCGTTAACCATTTGCATATCTTACCAAAATGACAAGCGTTAAACGCCTGTCTTAAATACCTTGCTAGTAAATTTGTTCTTGCTTTTCAAGGAGGACAATTATTGAAGTAGCAAGGTTTGCAAAGGCATAAAGACGAACCTACAACCCTACTAATAAATTTAATGCTTTTAAATAAAATATAAGACATCTTTATGCTTTGCTAAAGCCGCGATGGGACTTACACCCATACCACCGGTACTGCAATAGTCGGACGTGTCTTTTTACTCATAAGAGTTTTCACGGCTTAAGTAATTAAGCTCAATTGAATGAAACGATATTTAGGAAGGACTTAATTACTTATTTTTCGACAATACTATAATACAATAAATATTTGTTATTAGATTACTCTATTAATGCTCTAACGTTATTGTAAAATTACTCTTAACTAAAATCCGTTAAGTTAATTATTGGCTGACAATGATGCACTTTCTGCCAATAACTAAATGAATTAGCAAAGTCAAACATTGCTTGTCTACGTAAGTATGAGAACTTATATTGTTCGCTGTAAACCATTTTCTTAACTTCTTGCCATGATTTACGTTTTACAAATAATTCAATCAAAATAATTTGCGAATTATGAGAGCAATGATGGATTGCATCATAAACAGCTTCAACCATAGCCTCAGCATCAATACCATTAATAAGTTTATCTTCATTAGCATTCCCGAAATTTGAACTACCAGGAGCTGCAGATAATTTAGGAGAACTCAAATCAGTTAAACTTCTTCCACTCATAAGAAGCAACTTAGGTAAATCTTTTTTGAAGAAACTTGATACATTTTCAAGCGTTCTTTTTTTATTAATTTCAGGAAATAATAAACTCATTTTCTTCACTCCAAATTATTCATACCCGTACCCCACAAGACCACCATCCACAATCATCAATGCATCTTGTACAGATCTAGCAATACCATGAATTACACCATGGGATGTAAGAAATTCATGAAACCGAATTTGATCAGGTCTAGGCTTACCAGTTTTAGATTTAACCTCAATGTAAAACACTTGATTATCCACCCAACGAAAACCATATAAATCAGGATGACCTTGAGGAAGACCAGCATCAAACCAACGATGATCAATCGTTTGAACTTTACCTACATTAGTTCTAAATACGGCGCATTTATGTTGTGATAAAGCCACTTGAATACGTTTTTGAATCTCATGTTCTTCACTAGCCATTATGAGAGCACCTCCTTCACTTTAATAGAAAGCATTCCCATATATTTTTCTATTTTAAAGTTTCCTTTAAAATCAGATGCAATAAATAAAGCGCATTGCATTTCACCATCCGCAACATAACTTAAACATGTAAGATCTTTAACATTGATATGATGTTTAAGTGTCCATTCTTTTATTTTAGATTCAGCTTCTGAAACAAATTTAGTGTAATTTAAATCATAAATCATATATTACAGCATCACACGATCATATTTCATTTGCAAGTGATCAATATCATGTTTCTTATCATCTGATAAACCATAGGTATGAATTAAAGTTTCGGGATCTTCATATCTTAATAATTTCATTTTGATAACCTCATTTACTAAAGAAAATATAAAACAATATCATAAAATTAATCGCACCAATCCAAAAGGAATTGATAATTGGAACATATCTATCTTTATCATGATTAGTTCCATAAACATACCAAACTACTAATGTGATAGAAAGAAAAATCATAGTACCTTGAGTATCACTTTTAGTCATAGTCGGCATTAGTTCTTAACCTCTTGATCATCTGGAAGTAGTTCTGTTTGACTAGCTTCTAGATTTACCATTAATGGACCAGATGAAATTTCATTTAATTTATCCAATACAATATCCGCTGTATCCGCAGCTAACTGAATAGTAACTACACCATCTTTAACTTTAAAATTAGTAATATCTGCTTTAAATTGAATAACTTTTCCGTGCATATTTAGTACCTCGTTTAATACTCCCAATAATGTCTTCTTAAAGCTTTATTAGTAGAAACTTCATCCGTAACTAACTGATCTATCTCGTCCCTAGTTTTATCAATTGGAACTCGCATTTCAAATTCATAACTAAATCCATCTGTATTAAAACAATGAACTTTAATTGTTCTCATTTCTGCTTACACTCCAAATTCCATGACCTACATAAGTAACTGTATCGTTATTATGAACTACTAATTCGCCATACTTGGTTTGTAAAGATTGACATAATTTGTGTTTTCTTGTTAAACCATTACTAACTGTATATGCATGATATCCATGCTTTTCTAAGAATTCTGATTTATAAACTGAATCAAATTCTTTAAATTTTCCTCTTTCGCCAATTTTTAAATCAATTTCCATTGTTATCCTCCATAAATTTGATATTCTAGCTCACCATGCTCATATTTTAGAAGATCTTCAAAATGTTCTAATTGCTTTTTATCATCATCTTTAAATTGATGTGCTTTTTTAATGTTAGAACTCACCGTAGTAAAGTAATCTTGACTTACTAAACGTTCTACAATATCTACTAAATATTTATTTTTTCGATTATCCCAAATTACGAACATCATTGTTATCCTCCATAAACTCTTGAGCTATTTGTAATGCTTTAAGATAGAAATCCATATATTTTACAATCCAAGTATGATCATTACTTCTAGTATCTAGCTCCCAACTCTTAGTAGTTCCATGGCGTTTTTTGAATAAAGAAAATAACAATACTTTCTTTTTAGTATTAGTAATTTCAATAGTTAATCTATCTGAATATCGATTGAAATTCGAATTGATCGTTAAAGCATAATAGCCACCGCCATTAGGATTATATTTTTTTATATGAATCTGCACTTCATCATCAATTTCATTTAATTTCGTTTCTAATTCATCAATTGTCATTTGGTACCTCAATCATCATTATTGAAGATAATGGAAAAATAAATTTTTCAATATTATTACCAGCGATAACCAAATTATCATCAATTTTAAAATTATCTACGTCATAAGCTTCTACAGTTTCAGAACCGGAATAAATATGAATTGTTGCTTTATGCATTTTCATGCTCCTTCAGATATTTCAAAGCTAGAATTGAATACCCTGCCATATCTAGCAAAGTGTCTTGTAAAGATTCACCATTTTCAGTAAACATATTTTCATTAATTAAATGTTCAATCCGATTATATTTATCAGAAAGACGCACTCCAATTACTGATAAACCATATGTATCAACTGATTTAGTAAAGCTATCGCCATATGCTTTATTTTTATCTAACAAAGTTTGGGCTAAATGATCGGTATATTCCTTGAATGAATTATTACAGAGTTTAAGATTATCTCGGTCAGTTGAATCAACGCTATCTTCGCTATCATGAGCTAGAATTTCATTTCTACCCTCGTAATACTCATCTAGCAATTTATTCAAATCATGGATCTTGTCTGGAATATAATTTAGGCAATTTCCCGCGTTATACTTTTGACTAGTAAAATCATAGATTGTTGGATGCCCAGCTCTGCCATCAACTAAATAAAGCAAATCCGGTTCACCCTTATATACAATCAGTTCCAGTTTTTTATCGATTTTTTCCAGTCTTTCTTTTAGTTCTTCTGTTGTCATCATCATTTAATACCTTAATTAATTTTCTAAATTTACTATTTATTAAATAAATCCACCTCATAAAGATTACGGCAGGTTGCAAGTAAAAAGAGTTACCGTAACCCTTGCTTAACCTTACAGCCACAAGAAGTTTGAATGTTGGATTTTACAAAAAAATACAGTAACTTTTGTAAAACTCTTTAAGGCTGTCTCTATTTCTCTTATATATATATTTATTATTTTTATTTTTTTATTAGGAATTAAGTGTAGTAGTGTAATCAATAAACTTAACTCCATATATATCAAGGCTTTCAGCGATTACGATAACCGCAATTTAACTGTAATCTACTTTAATTTAGCAAATCCTGAAACGGTTTTTCCATCAATTAATTTTCTAGCACCTACTTCATAACCTAAGTGGCCCATGTAATACCGAATATCACGAGCCTCTTTAGAATTACAACTTAGCGCATGCCTATCTGCAAATAAAGCGAATGCCAACTTTGTATTAGGAATAAACTTTTGATCTTTGAAGTCATTTTCAAGAGTAATGTTAAGTTGATCCTCAAGCCCTGAAGTATATCTAAATTGTTTACGATTTTCTTCAAGGAGTTTTTGTGCATTTTCAGAAAGAATAAATGGATTCTTAGTATTTTTGTAAAGCCAAACCGCTTCACCCCAAACTTGTTGAACGTACTCATAAGTTAAATCCGTAATTGGTGATTTCTTTTGATGTTTAACATCTGCAAAAATTGAAATAAATCTACGATCACCAGAGCGATCTTTTAAGTGTTTTACTTCATTAGTTGTTCTAGCCAAAACGAATTTCTTTTGAAAAGTTTCTGATTTTCTAGCATAGGCTTTACGGTATTCAAACTGTTGCATAGTAATGAATTTTTTAATTTCTTCAAAACTTGCAGTATTTGAAGCTGTCATTTCATCATCGTTAACAATCAAAGCATTTTTCATAACTTCAAAATCATCTTTATTTGAAAATGTATTGAATTGATCTGTGTAAAGTCCTAATGGTGCTGTTTTTTGTAAAAGTGATGTTTTACCTACACCTTGACCACCAACCAAATCCAAAACAAAATCGAATTTAGTTTTAGGATTATAGGCTTTGGCTACAGCACCCATGAACCACAATTCAGTAATAAGAGCAGTAGTTTTGTTGTTGGGTGCTCCAAGAAAATCAACAAAATAATTATCTAGTCTTTGTTTCTTGTCCCACTTTGCGTAAGCCTCATTCATGTAATCAATTACTGGATTATATGAGTTCATGTAAGCAATATTAGTAATGCCTTGATCAATTACATTGTTTTTAAATATTGCACCGCGATATTTTGAAGACGATTCAATATAAAGTTCAATACCATTTATAACTTGATCGGTGTATTGCCCTCTCGCAATACTAATTTTTCCAATTGAAGTTTCTAAATCAGTATTTTTAACCACATCAATTTCATTAGTGAATTCATTGAACTTGAATAAATTTTGGAGGTTTTTATCAGTTTTAAGGATTAGTACAACATTTTTAACAGATGTAGTTTTTAAAGAACCATCTTTAGTTTCTTCAAATAAATTTTTATGAGTTTGTTCCTGCTTTAATTTGTCAGCAGCTTCTTTGTTGATTTTTATTGTTTTATTTTCAGTCACTATTTAATTGCCTACTTTCATGTTTATGTAAGAGAAACACATTATCATATTTAATTTTTTTGATTACGGAGCTTATATTTAGGAACTAAATCAAAATCTTCATAAGTACCTACTAAAATTGGTTCTAAAACTTTTCTATTGATCAGTTCTTGAATTAAATCTTTAGAACTGATCTTTTTTAATTTATCCATTGCTTACTTCCCTTCTTCTAATTTCTTTTTCAATCATTGAATTTACAGTTCTTTCAACTTCATTGAGTGGTAATGAATCTTCAGTATTATCATTTGCAATAACTGCTAATTTGGCAGCTGCATCAGGATCAACATTACGGAATAGTAGTCCTCCAACAAAACTAGCTAATGCATTGTTTCTACCACCGGTTTTGCCTAAACCATTGGCAATCTTTTCAAATAATTCAGTAGTTTGAGTTTTGCCAGTAGGTTTATAACCTTCAAGGTGTTCAACTGGTTTAAATTCTTTTTGTTTTTCTAAGATAAGGTCAATTAATTTTTGAGGCGGATTTCTCATTGATTCATTGTTTAGCCATTGATATTTCTTATCACCTAATTGACTGGGAGCTACTACGACATAATTATTTTCGTGAGCTTTCAAATCAACTGAAGGTAAAAATCCAATGTTTTGTTGAATCTTCAAATCTTTAGGCTTAGTAAAGAAGAAATGGAACCCATTGTGTGCTGTACGTTCAGTGAGTGTATTTTTAAACCATTCATCGTGATTAAGTGCTTTGATAGATTTCATACCATCTTCACCACTGTGACGGTCAACATCGATCACAAAGAATTTATCAGTTTTAAGCGCAATGTTTGCCGTTGGATATTTTTGCCAGATCTGCTTGATTTCATCGCCCTCAAGGGGCGGCTTATTTGCAAACTTGATTAGTGGACGCTTATTGCTTCCAATTGGTATCACGCTAAATCCATGTTCTGCATAAGACAAAGCATAATTAACTAAGTTGGGATGCATGATTAAAATTCATCCTCTTCTTCATAGCCATAATCAATATTTACTTTAGGCTTAGGTAATTCCAAATATGATTTGATAGCACGTTTTTGAACTGTCCACTTAGTCCAAATTGGTTCTTCATCACAGCCTGGATACCATAAGCCACCACTATGATGCTTTTTAATAGCTACTTCAAAACTTAGTAATTTTTCTCTGCCTTCAACGTTAGTTAATAAGTTGTGAACAAATTCAGGATCTTCAGTGGTATATAATGGATAAACTTTAGTACCAAGTACTACAAATAATTCTGTTTTTGGGTATTTAATATCATTCATTTTTTTGTTACCTCTCTTAATCAAATGGAAGTTGGTCATCACTAATTTCAATATCACTTCCCGTATTACCTGCAAATGGATCTTGCTTATCATCTACTTCAATTTTTTTAGGTTGTTCTGCTCTACTAAATTCATAATTTCTATAAGGATGATCAGGATCTTTTTTGTTAGGTGTTTCTTTAATAGTCATCATTAAGACTTTACCCTTTGCAGGTGTTAGAGTATCTTTCAAATCCTCATAAGCTTCAATTTCATTCTCGTGGTCAAAATCACTATCAGGAATTGGAGTATCAACCATTTCGCCAATTACTTGAAGCATTGAAATTGATCTCGCAATAACAAATTGTGGCATTGCCTTACCGGTTGAAGTTACTTGCGCAAGTGTTGGAAACACTGATTCAGTTTTACCTTCATATTTACCTTCAATAACTAAGAAGCTAAGCAATAAGAAATCACGGTCATTTTTAGCATTGTGGGTTACTCCATCAAGGCTAACTTTATAAGTACCTGCTGGAATATTTTCAAAAGCGTTGTATTCTTTACCCTTCTTTGGATCAAAGCCCGACTCTTTTATTTCATTTAATGCATCTAATAAACTCATATCTATTTATTCTCCTTTTTCTTTGCTTGTAATTTTTCTAAATCTTCTTTTTTAAACATTCCTCTACAACTTTCAAGTAGCTGTAGAATTCTACGATCTGTAATATTTGCTGGATCATACATAGTTCTTAATGCCTTAACTTCACGGAAATATGAAGCATTTTGACCGTCACCAATCTTCTTAGTTCTGATTACCACATCACAGTTACCGTTCACGATGTTGTAATACTTTGTTTTTAGACTAGGTTCATAAGTAGTAACCCCGGTATTTTCGTCAGTAATTGCCAGTTCACGGCTAATATAAATTACATTGAGCGGTAAAGCCTTCAAATCCATAACGAATTGTTGCAAAGCAGTGTTAAACATTGCATAGCCCTTACCGTAAGCAATATCAGATAAAGCTTGGACACCTGCATCAAGACAGATAGCCTGTTCGATCATTACACAGATGTCGTCAATTACATCAATAACCACGGTCTTAAATTGCTGATCTGCTGGACGCTTAGGGTTCTCAACTTGAAGTGCCGTGATAATATCATCAAGTTGCTGGATAGCAGATTGTTCAAGCTTACCTTGAGCATTTCTGATATTTCTAATTTGAATTGATGTGGCACTTCCTTGTTCACTGTTCCCATCCGTATTAAGAATTAAGGGATTAGGAAAGAAACTTGAAAAGTAACTCTTGCCACTCATCGTAGCGCCCCAGATAAAGAAATTGTGAGGTTGTGATTTTGGCTTTAACGTTTGAACTTTAGGCAATTGGATCATTTTAATCCTCCTTGTACATAATTAATACTGAAAATGTTGTTACTATTTCCGCACTATCCTGACTAGAATTAGTTTGGTATTTAATATCAACAACTTCTTTGTCTTTAATGAATTTGTTAATTTCATCTTCTAAATCATGTCTGATGATAGTATTAGTTATTTCTGTAAAAATTTTTACTTTCATTGGTTATTCTCTTTCTCTATTTCTTTTAAAGCTTCAATAGAGCCAAACGCCCTATCCATGTTATCTGCAAATTCCTTTAACCTTGTTGGATTTGCTGAACGAATATTTCTTTTAACTTCTTTGTATGAAAAGCCAATTGTTTCAGCCATCTCTAGTGCAAAACACATAATCGCATTAAGCCGATCTCTATCAGTAACATGAGCAAAATCATTTAAATCATCACGGCTAGTAATTAAAATTGTGCTGGCTAAATTCAATATTTTTTGTTGGTCTTTTTCACTAATTTTCATCTCTTAATCAATCCTTTTCTTTTAGCTTGAAACCAAGCCCAACCTGGTTTATATGAATGCAATTTTGCATAAGCTTGTAATTCTCTTAATGAATTACATTCATTAACATTTTTATTAGCTACGCTTTTTAGCAAGTCGCTTTTAACAATTTCACGAATAGCTTTTTGCCGCTCTTTTGAAGCTTCAACTAAATCAACATCACTTACTGGCTTAGCTTCATGAACTTTGATTGGTTTGCCACATATTGGACATTTGCCGTCTTTAACTTCACTGGCTTTTACTACTGCAAAACAATAATCACAAGTAACAATTGAAAGTCCTGGATCAGTTAATAAAGTTTTGCTTTTCTGCTTGCCTGATTTGATGGCTTGTTTCCAATCACGATCATCATCAGGGTAACCAAACGTTTTAAAGTTATTAGCATGATCAATGATGATGGCTGTTTTTCCAGGTCTAGGATTAAGACATCTCATTGAGAACTGCAGATATAAGGCAAGTGATGCTGTAGGACGTGCCATAATTACACAATCAACATTTGGAAGATCAACACCTTCGGTGAACAAATTCACGTTAACAAGTATCTTAATCTCTTGATCTCGAAATTTTCGCACCGCTAGATCACGTTTTTCTTTTGATGTAGTTCCATCTACTTCAATTGCCGAAATCCCTTCAGAATTGAATTCGTTAGCTATCTTTACAGCCGAATCAATGGAATATGTATAAACTACTGCTTGCATCCCTTTAGCGATTCGTTTGTACTGCTTAACGATATGGCCAAATATTTTTGTAGACATAGCCACCTGCATAGATTCATTAGTAAAATCTCCAGTGCTGCTACGTTTTAATAATTTAGAATCAAAATCATTAGGTGGTTGAAAGTATCTAAATGGCGCTAGGAATCCTTTTTCAGTAAGTTCTTGAATCGATTGACCAACAATAATATCATCTGCAATTTGGTCTAATTGTATTCGCCCTGTTCTATGTGGCGTTGCTGTAAAAAGCAATACAATAGTTTTAGGAAATTTATTCAAAATTCTTTGATAGCTTTTAGCCAAAGCGTGGTGAGCTTCATCAACCAAAATAACGTTAGGAGTTTGTAATTTATCAACTCTTCTAGTTAATGTTTGAACCATCCCCATTGTGGTGAGATTCATTTTTACACCTTGTTCTTTAAAAGTCTTAACAGCTTGATCAAGGACTTCTTTACGATGAATCAAGAACATTACACGGTTATTATTTTTAGTAGTTCTTCTGGCAATTTCTGCCATTACTCACTGTTTTCCCTGTTCGCGGTGGACTTTGAACGATAATTACACGATGATGATTTTTCATAGAATCAACGATCTTATTAATTAAATCTGTTTGATAAGGTCTTAATTCATACATTAGAAATCACCTTGTCTATCTAAGAAATCGGAAATTTCACTCAATTTTTGTAAGACTTTATCTGTTTCTTCCTTTTCATATTTCTTGAGAAGCTTTTCTTTTATTTCAGGCCAATTAGTGTATTCATTTAAGTACTTTTCATTTCCATTACTATTTAAAAGAGCATTTTCCGAATATTGAGAATATAATGGTTTGCCTGCAAGTTCGCCGCACTTGTCATTAAATTCAATAGCTGGTGCTCCATTGCCGTTAATGTCCCACGGAAAATTACTGGTTATATTCATTAGTATTTGCTTTACTCTTTTATTTGCTTTGTCTTCGATTAATTCATCAAAGCGAGATTTAGTTATTTCGTTCAATTTATTCACCTGCTTCCTTCCATAGCTTAGCCACCATATTAAAACTAGGGTAATTCTTTCTTTTAACTGCTCTCTTACCTAAATAACGAAGCTGTGCTTCAAAACTTTCATGATGCCTATAAGCTAATCTATAAACAATTCTTTTGGCTAAATGTTTATCATCCGCTTTAGCTGCACAATCAAATAATTTAGCTAAGTCAATATTTGAAAATCCTTTAAGACTAATTTTCATAAAACACCCTCAATCTGTTTCAAATCTAATCTGACTGCTTCAAGATAATTCTTAATAACAGCCGGATTACCTGATTTAACGATTTCCTTTAATCCAAAAATTGCATCGGTAACGGAATCTTCAATCATTTCTGATTTATGTTGAATCTCATTTCTTTGCTCATCCAGCAGTTCTTGAATCTTACATGCCATTTGGTAATCCGCTACTTGATTGCTTTCATTTGCAGCTTCAGCAATTTGATACAGTACAACTCTAGGTGGCATCATTGTTTTTCTACAAATCAAAATGATTTCATCCATGGCATGATTAACATCACTTTGTTTAGCAAATTTGCTAAAACCTTTCATTTGTCCAGTAATATCAATATTTACAGAAAACATTATTTAATCACCGTCTTTCTATTTGGTTTTAAATGAGCGCCTTTGATTGTTTTGCCTTTTTTAAGATCTTCATAAATCAATTTCTTGTTTGGCTTAATCACTTCGGAACAAACAATATAATCAACTGGTAAATCTTTAGTAGCTTCAACAATTACAGAATCTTTATAGTTCCGTGGTTTAAGAATATGGTTTTCAGTTTGAATTTCTTTTTGACCACTATCATCAATAGCAGTAGTTAAGAATTTTTGGAGGTTTTCAGTTTGCTTCTTAATCGAAACTTCAACTTCTGATAATTGGTGTTTCTTATCTTTTAACCAATTGAGTTTCATTTGATTTTGTTCAATCCAGCTGGCCACATTATCCAGTTTTTCATTTCTTGGAAGCTCTAAACTTTCAAGCGTATCTGCTAAAGTTTCTGGATCAATATCCTTTTGTTGGATAGTTTTAATGGCGGTGTTTAATTCAAATACATTCATACTTATAAAGCACCCTGTTTTCTATCAAAAGATGTTATTTTGGAAGAATTAGCTTTTTTAATTTCACTAACTAAGTAAGTTTGTTGCTTATCAATTCTTTCAAGCAATTCTTTGTGTTCTTTTTGTCTTCTTTCATCATTAAGTTGCAATTGCGCAGTAAATTCATCAATTGATTTAGTTAAATTTGTAAAAGCAATGTACATTTTGGCAAAATCATTTCTAAAAGAATCCAAAGAAATTTGATTAATTGCAGTATGATTAATTGCTGTATTTGTAACTTTTTTTGTTTCTAAATTTTCAGCTTTATTTTTCCAGGTATATTTCTTTTCATAATTAATTCTTTGTATTTTTGCACGTACTAGAGATACTTTTTCTAAATATTTCATATCAGTTTCAGAACTATGATCGAACTTGTGTAAGAATAGTAAATCTACGCTAGGTTGATTAAGCTTTTCAGCTAAGATCTGTAAATCCTTCATTTTTATAAGTGATTTTCCACAGATGATATTTACTAACCAAGAACTACTTTTCCCCATTTCACGTGAAATATCAGCTTTTGTTTTTCCAGAAACTGCAATCAAAGCATTTACAATGTTTGGATTAAGAGGAACAGTTTTACTTTTTGTTGTGTACTCAATGTCAATTTTCTTTTTTTCAATATTAATGAAATCTTCTAGTGTCGGATTTTCTTGCATATGATATACTCCTTATGTAATACTTATTTGTTAAAGCTATCTACTCTGTGTGGTAATTGAGAGATGGCTTTATTTTTTTGTACTTTTTTGACAAATCCATGTTTTGCATAGGGCTTTAAGTCAAAAATCAAGAAATTATGCAAAGCATTGCTGGCGGCAATTAAACGTAAATTTTTACTTTGTTTCATTTATTTACCACCGATAATTTCAATCATTGCAGCCCAAAACCAATAACTAAATAAACTAAAAGTGACAATCATTACACTAAGCAATATGCCACCAAATACCGTTTCCCAGTCTGGAAGTTTCTTATTTTGCATCCCAATCTATTTCCTTTCTATGTTCATTCATCCAAATGGCGGCCGGATATTCAAAAATAGTCATTTTTCCACCTCGACCTGGATGAATATTGCTACACCAATCCGGCTTAAACGGATATAAAATATTTCTTTTTACCCATGCTTTACCGTGTGGCTTAGCATATTTCTTTGCAAATTCATCAATACTGATTGTTTTTCCAACTATTTGTTCTTTAGGAACATAGCCTCTTTTTAGCAATACCGCATCAATGACTTGCTCTAATGAAGAATCATCAATTGCTAATTGCATTTAAATCACTCCATTCCTAGCACTTTGTAAATCTTCTTACGTATAGCAATAGATCTAGGATTGGTATTTCCTTTAATGGCTAGATTTACCACCGTTCGATTTTCTCCAAGCAAATCTGCAAGTTGCGCTTGGGACATATTCTTTTCAAGCAAAGCCATTTTGATTGAACTTTCTACTTGCTTCTTTGCATTTTCCAGATTTTCTTCAATTGGCATTTGTTTCACCTCTGCATTTATAATGTTCAATTTGTTTAGAAACTCATTTAGAAATTTATTTAGAAACTATTGACATCATTTTGAATATTTACTAATATCAATGTATAACAAATAAACATTTAGACAGTATCCCCATACTTTTAAAATGCTATTTATTTGTTTCAAAACTTGTTTTTAAATTTATTTCTTAACTTGTTGACAAAACTATTATTGCCTAAATCTTCTAAAAAGTCAATTATATTTTAGAAGATTTTCTAAATAATTTTGTCAAGGATTGGAGAACCCTTGATATGATTGAATTTGAAAGAACAAAAAATTTAGCTAAAAATAAGAAAATGTCCTTACGTGAAGTAAATGACAAAGCTAAGTTAGGTACTAATTCTATTTATAAATGGAAAAGTAATAAGCCCGGATCTGATGCATTAGCAGCAGTAGCAAAAGTTCTAAGCACTACTACTGATTACTTAAAAGGTTTAACTGATGACCCATCTTTGCCTTCAGAAGATTCATTTTCATTAGATGATGATAAACCAGTTATGTATCACGGCTATAACGTACCTGATAAATATTTAGATATGATTCGTGGCTTAATGGATGCAGACATTAAAGAAGGAAAAGCTGATAAGCATGAATGATTTGATTGAGTATCTTTTAAACTATGCTTTCGATTGTGGAATTGGTTATAAATTAGTACATGCTGATCCTTACGATCCTTCTCTATCTTTAAAAAAACATAATTTAATGGTTATTAATTTAAATTGGCATAATCAATCTGAACTACCTTTTATTTTTGCCCATGAAATTGGCCACACAATTGAAAATACACCCATTTTTAATAGATTGGCTTATTTAGGTAGGCAAAAAGGAGAATATTCGGCTAACGTTTTTGCTATCAACTTATTAGCACAATATTGTTTTGAAAATGATATTTGGTTTAATAGTATTTTTGATTTTGCCAAAGCCTTCGGGATCCCCCATGATAAATGGTACATACTCGTCGATTTACAAAAGATAAATTAAACCGTATTAGTCCAAAATACTGAAGACTCTAAAAGCTGTGTTAATCAACGTCATAACATAAATGGAGGTCAAAAAATTATGAACGTAATTAAAAAAGTGGCGCTAACTAGCGCAGTGACATTATTAGGTATTGGTTTGACTGCTTGTAGCAACTCTACAAATAGCTCCTCTCACCCTTCTGCTAAAACATCTAAAACCCATACCAATGACAAAAGGGTCTCTCAAGATAAAGAATTTAGAAATAAATTCGACAAAATCAAAGTGGGAGATTTAATGAATAAAGGCGAAGGCGGTTCAACTGTAGCTCAAGTCAAATCTCTGTTAGGTACCCCTACTTCATCAAGTTCAACTAAAACAAATGGAATCAAAACCAAATCCCTTGTATGGATTAAAGGCGGTTCAACTATCACGGTAGCGACTGTGGATAACAATACCGTCTCCAAACAAATTACAGGGTTTAAGTTTGCTTCACGTCCCGAAAAGTTAACTCTTAAAGCTTTCGATTCTATTAAAGATGGTTCAAGTTACGAATCTGTCATTCAAAAATACGGTGAACCTGATGGGCTTGATGAATCACTAATCATGGGTTCTAAGCATACTATTGCAACGTGGGTAACTGGAGTAAAAGGCGATGGCGCTGTTTTAGACTTTACCAATAATAAGCTAACTACAAAAACTCAAACTAATTTAAAATAAAGCAAAACAAAAAAGCCCACTGCTGACACAGTGAGCAAATACAATCAAAATTAATCTTAATTTTAATATAGAGTAACGAAAACTGATCTGGCAATCAGTGCTTTTCGTCTACCCTATTTTAGCAAAATATAGGGAGAAATAAAATGGCATCTATTTATAAACGTGGAAAGACATGGACAGTTAGATTTTCCAAACGAGTTAAGGAATGGGATCCTGACAAACAAGCGATGGTTTCTGTATTAAAGCAAAAATCAAAAGGTGGTTTTAAAACCAAAGCCGAAGCACAAGCCTATGGGGTAAAAATGGAAGCTGCTTCCATTTCAGGTGTGGATGTTACTAAAAATCCTGTTTTTGCTGATTATATGCAGAAATGGTTTGAAATCTACAAGAAACCTAATTGTTCCCCTGCTACTAGTACTAAATACAACTATGAAATAAATTTGGTTAGGCATTATTTTGGTGATTTAACCATTAAAGATATAACTAGAACCAAGTACCAAGAATTTATTAATTTTACAGCTAAGAAACATGCTCCAGTTACTGTAAAGAAATTGAATGGTAGTGTTAGGGCTTGTGTTAATTCAGCTATTATTGATGGTCTTATATCCGCTGATTTTACTAAGCAAGTTCAAGTTCATGGTAATGAAGATAGAGAATTAGCTGTGACTTACTTGAATGTTGATGAAATAAAAAAATTAACTCAAACAACTATTAATGAACTAGATATTAATACACCATCACGGCATATGATCCTCACTGCTATTTTTACTGGTGCAAGATTAGGTGAAATATCCGGCTTACAATGGAACGATATAAATTTTAACAATAATATTATTGATATAAATAAATCATGGAGTTGGCAACGTAAGAAAATGGGACCAACTAAAAATAAAAGTTCTATACGCAAAATTAAAGTTAATGATTTTTTACTTAAAAAAATTAGTGATCTAAAAGCTAATAACTGTAATTTTGTTTTTGGTAATCCTGCAGAAAATAATTTGCCACCTACTTCTGCAGATGTGAATTCGGTTTTGAGAAGTTTGCTAAAAGATGCCAACATCGATAAAGATATTCATTTTCATAGCTTAAGACATATTCACGTTGCATATTTAATTAAGAAGCATGTAGATATTGTGGCTATCAGTCAGAGATTAGGCCATAGTAATGTAGCTACAACTTTAAAATATTATGCTTACCTAATTGATGAACTAAAAAAATCGGAAGATAATAAAATTATTTCAGATTTAAATGAACTGTCGAAATGCTATAATTAA